GACCAATTACTATAGCCGTTTTATTCAATCTTGCATCTTTATCAAATGTTGCGCTGAACATACTCTGTGTCATTCCCAAGCCTTCACGGCTGGGCACCAAGGTCAATGGTTTAGTAATCCTAAAATTTTCATTGGTCTCATCAATGATGCGGCAGATCAACTCTTCTCCGGTGATCAATTTAAAAGTATATACAGTCTGTGCGTCGTAAGTCATAGTGTTCCTAGGTCAATGGGTGTGCTTAACCTGAGCTGTAAGTCATCATCGGATAACTTGATCAGGCCTGAGTAACCGCCTTCTACAAACAATTCGTTGCCTATGAAAATCTGTGGCACTGTTCGCAGACCCATGGCCTGCAGACGTTCACGTGCTGCATCATCCTCTTGTACATTTACTTCTGTAAAAGGAATCTTTTTCATCCTGAGCCAATTTTTAGCATTGACACAATGAGGACAGACATGTTTAGAATAAACGGTTAACATCCTTGCTCCTTGTAGTTATTATGTAATTATGCCTGTTACAGGCTGAAGCCGCGGAAAGTGTCTTCCGTGACGTCTTGTTTAACTGCCCCGATGGTATAACTGGAGATTTCGGTCTCCTGTGGTGCTACCTGAACTTCGGCGCCGGCGATCCATTTACTGGTCCAGGGCAAGGGATTAGAACCGCCTTTGAAAGGACTGGGCAATCCCACTGCGGTCATACGTTTATTGGCTATCCATTCAACATATTCATTCAGCAGTTTTTCATTTAGACCGATCATGGATCCGTCTTTGAACAGATAGTGCGCCCAGCGTTTTTCTTGCTCGACTGCGCTTAAAAACAGTGCTGTACATTCATCTCTGGTTTCTTCACGTATTTTAGCAAAGTCGGGATCATCTGTGGGCAGCAGTTTCAGTAGGGTCTGTGTTGAACCCAGATGTAGATTTTCGTCTCTGCAGATCAGTTTAATAATCTTGGCATTGCCTTCCATCTTTTTCAACTCTGCAAAGGCCCAGGAACAGGCAAAACTGACATAAAATCTAATGCCTTCCAATACATTTACGCTATTCAAGCACAACCAAAGCAAGCGTTTCAACTGATACAGATCAACACTGACTGTTTCGCCGTTGATGATATGCTGACCTTCTCCCAACAGTTGATAGGCCTGTACACCTCGAATCAAGCGATCATAATATTTGCTGATCTCGTTGCCGCAATCGATGATATCTTGGACTTCTAACATTTCATCAAACACTTGGCTGGGATTGGGATATACGTTTCTAATGATATGCGTGTAACTTTTACTGTGTATGATCTCGCTGAAACTCCAAGTTTCGATCCAAGTTTCTAGTTCAGGTAAAGTGCAGATAGGCAAGAAAGCCAGATTAGGACTGCGGCCTTGAACTGAGTCCAGCAGTATCTGGCGCTTGAGATTACTGGTGAAAATGTGTTGTTCATGTTCTGTGAGGTCCTTGAAATCTTTGGCATCACGTGTAACATCTACTTCCTGTGGTTGCCAGAAAAAACTCAACTGTTGCTGTGTCAACTTTTCAAACTGACGGTATTTCATGGTATCATAGCGTTGCATACCCAATGAACCTTCGGGGTCTAAAAAGGCAAGACCAGAGTCGTGACTCTGGCGGCGGAAATTTAATACTGTTGGATTAGATCTTACAGGCTTCACAGTCGTCCTCATCTTGTACAATAGTTGGCGTTTCTACTATCTGTTGTTTGTTTAATTTCTCTACGTCGATCTCGCCTGCACCGTCGTATGTGTTAAAATAGTACAGTGTTTTTCCACCATACTTGTAATGCATGACCAAGTGACGCATCATCTCGCTCATTGGTATTTTGTCTTCGTCATAAAACTGCGGGTTATAACTGGTATTGACACTTATGGCTTGATCGATATACTTCTGTAGCACAGCCATTATTTTCAAATATCCTTCTGGACTACGTTGATCCCATAACAGTTCATATTTATTTTTCAGTTTACGGAATTCAGGAACTACTTGTTTCAACACACCATCCTTGCTCTGCTTTACAGAAACATAACTGCGGGGAGCTTCCACGCCATTGGTAGCGTTGGCAATCTGTGCTGACGTTTCTGATGGCATCAATGCCATGAGGGTAGAATTACGTATGCCGCCTGTGCGTAACTGTTCACGGAGACTGTTCCAATCTAGATATTCTCGATGTGGCACCAACTCATCTACTTCCTGCTTGTAAGTGTCTATGGGCAATACTCCGTCGGCATACTTGGTTTGATCGCTCATTGGACAAGCACCTTTGATAGCGGCAAGATCGGCCGATGCCTTGATAAGATAATAACTCCAATGCTGTGCCCAACGATCTACCTCCGGCAAGCAAGCAGGGTCACTATAGGTATAATCATTTTTAGCCAACCAATAAGCAAAGTTGATGATGCCTATGCCCAGGGGTCTGCGACCTTCTGTTGCGATTTGTGCAGCCAACACGGGATAGTCTTGATAGGATAACAAAGCATCCAGTCCGTGTACAGCCAATCGGCAGGCAGTTTCCATTTCTTCTGGATTACGGAAGGCGCCCCAGTTAATGGCACTGAGTGTACACAATGCGATCTCACCATGATCATCATTGATTTCATTTAAAGGTTTTGTAGGCAGTGTGATTTCACAGCATAGATTGCTCATACGCACAGGAGCAACATCAGACTTAAATGACGAATGGCTGTTGGCGTGATCCACGTTCATGAGGTAGATACGTCCAGTGTCTTTACGTTCCTGCACAAATGCGCTGAACAGATCCACAGCCTTAACTCGTTTCTTGCGTAGTTTGTTATTGCGTTCGGCTGATTCATAGAGCGTGCGGAAACGATCTACATCACTGAAAAATGCTTCATACATCTCAGGCACGTCGTGCGGGCTAAACAAGGTGATGTCTCCGCCGGACAACAGTCTTTCATACATGACTTTGTTAAACTGTACACCATAGTCCATGTGACGCACACGGTTTTCGTCTGTGCCTTTGTTGTTTTTCAGTACCAATAAATCTTCTACTTCTAGATGCCACAAGGGATAATACAGTGTGGCTGCTCCGCCGCGCACACCACCTTGGCTGCAACTTTTTACTGCTGTTTGGAAATGTTTATAAAAAGGTATGACACCTGTGTGATAAGCATCGCCGTTGCGGATAGGACTGTTGAGTGCGCGAATGCGACCAGCGCCAATGCCGATACCTGCACGCTGGCTCACATACTTGACGATACTGCTGGCTGTGGCATTAATGGAGTCGAGACTATCGTCGGTTTCAATCAGCACACATGAACTGAACTGTTTCACTGGTGTGCGAACGCCTGCCATGACCGGGGTAGGTAAACTGATCTGATGTTGACTGATGGCATCATAGTAATCACGTACCCAATTGATTCTAGTGTTCTGCGGGTACTTGGCAAACAGTGTGGCCGAGATCAGCATATAACACATCTGCGGCGTTTCAAATATATCACGGGTCACACGATTCTGGACCAAATACTTGCCGCGTAATTGTTCCATGGCAACATAAGTGAGATTCTCGTCTCGCTCGTGATGGATATGATTGTTGAGGCGATCCCACTCATCGGCAGTATAATAGTTGGCTAACTCGGGATCGTAGAACCCGCGCTCGATGTTTTTCTTGACCAAATCATGAATGTGCCATGGGTCGAACTGACCATAGACCTGTTTACGTAGATGATAGTTGATAAGTCTACCTGCTACATATTGATAGTTGGGAGTTTCTTCCGATATGAGATCTGCAGCCGATTTGATCAGGGTTTCCTGTATGTCTGCAGTTTTTATTCCGTTATAGAATTGTATGTGACTTTTGATTTCTACTTCTGATGCTGAAACTCCTGTGATTCCTTCTGTGGCCCAAAATACTACCTTGTGTAATTTTTCTAAATCTAATGGCTCTTGACGGCCGTTGCGTTTGCTTACTGTGATCATTGTTTTACCTTATTTTGCTTGCTAAATCTACTGCTGGTATACTACGTATGACTGATAACTGCTGGAGGTTAATATTTACGATTTCACGCGGAGTCCAATTCAATACATATTTTCCCTGTGCCACTATGACTAAATTCGTCTCTAAAACCGCTGTATCCGTACATAGCGACAGTGTTGTGACATCAACTAAATTGTTCCTACCACTGAGAATAATAGTATACACGATTCCCAGGGCACGAGCAAGATCACTTTGATCATCTTCACGTACAAGGTCCCAGGGATCTGGCCAGTTTTGGGGTTCACGCCAATCAAATGAGGGTCTTACTTCTGGAGCAAATTGCCAAAAATCGTTGACTTGGATCAAGAACTCCTGATCGTTCAAGGAGCTATTACGAAGATCGAACCAGGCTACCAGCCGATCTTCGTAGATGCTGGGATATTTCAATTGTTATCTACTATTTCGTCGATATAAAACTTCATCGTACCAGCACCATTGTAAATGCTACTATTGGCATTACTGTTGTCATAACCAATGACCGCTATAGCATTGCCTGGTGCGTTGGTAACCGTGAGTTGGAAACCAGATTCATAGTTCTCTGTAAAGTCATCGTCACTTTGTACATTGACTGTGGTACCACCAGAAACGGCATTGTATGTCTGGCCCCCAGTGATATTCAATATACCTGAACGACTGTAGATATTGCCACCATCCGTCAAACGCACAGCATAGTTGATCATAGTGCTGGGATTGTTTCTAGTGTCAATCATCAAGGGCTGTTGATACTCGCCTACGATAGCATAAGCACTGGCGTTGGCCGACAGGTTAGAAACTGGACCACCGATAGTGACATTGGGCACGTTACCATAACCCGAACCTCCAATCAGTCCCGATAAAAATACATTGCCATATGTTTCTAAAGAAAATGCTATGGTAGCATTGGTTCCTACTAGGCCATCGGAAGATATGGCCACGGTAGGCAACTGAGTATAACCATAACCACGATCCACGAAAATTAGATTGGCCAATTGACCGGTGCTGGACAATTGACTGTATACCACAGCAGTTGTTATATTGGGGAAAGCATTGGGTTCAATAGTGACCACCGGAGCAGTCACGTATCCATTACCATCATATAGTGTATTACTGTTGGCATCAAAACTCACGCCCACGCTGATCACGCTGTAACTGTTGGCTGCCGGTGATATCTCAAGTATGTTGGCTCCCGATCCTGGTCCAGAAACATGAGTTATCACAGTATTGGCTAGGATGCTGTTGGCTGCAGGGCCATCATAAGGCACGCAATAACCAGCACCAATGTTGCTTAACTGGAAGAACAAGTTGCCCACTGTGTTGAGATTGGTTGTTCCCACTGCTGATGTAACATTTACACCCGTTACAGAGAATGTAGGGCTGGTCACATAACCTGTTCCTGAATTGGATACCGTAATGCCCACCACGATACCATTGGCATTGGCTCTAGTAGTGGTAGCAGTAGCGTTGACTGTGCTGATGTCCCAACCAGTGAAAGTCAAGGTAGGTGCTGTTTGATAGCCTTGACCTGCGTTGAGCAAGACCAAACTCTGTACGCCCATGGTAGCATTGACAAATGCTGTCTGTGTAATGGTATTGGCCACTGTATTAGCGGCCAACGGAGTATTGGCTTTGTTGGCAGGGAAGGCGCTGTACTGACCACCAAAGGTAAGGTTAGCGTTGGCTATCCATCCCATGCTGTTCAAGTTGGCTGTGACATTGGCTGCACTGCCACCGCCGCCGATTGTGATCACAGGAGCATTGTTGTTATAGTAACCATTGCCACCGTTGAGCAATCTAATGCTACGTATGCCGTAGCCTGGGTCAAATGTAGCGCCCGTACCGGCAACACTGTTACTGGTAGTGGTCACCGCGCTCAGTGCCGGCAGTGTGGAGATAAAGTTTCCACTGTTGGTCAGTGTGAAATTGTTTATCTCATAGGTCACATCAAAGTAAGGATTTTCTGTAGGAGTGGCGCCAATGACATTACCAGGGACATCAAATAGTTGACTATTGATTATATAATTTCCTGTATTGGCTACTGAGAAATTGCGTATGCCAAACGTGAAATTAAATATTGCTCCTGTGCCGCTGGCATTACCGCCAATTACGATATTACCACTGTCTCCATAGAAATTGGTAGTAAAGTTGCCATAGTCATTGAAGGTAAACGCAGTGACTCCACCGTTGGCATCAGTCGAGGTAATTTTTAATTCTGCAGGAACTGAATAATTGCCAGTGTTACCATAATAAATCGTTTCATTGATGGCATAGCCAGTACCGGCAACTGCCACGTTGGTCAATAGATATGGACTGATACGCAACCTAGTGACTGTGACATTGGCAGCTGTGCCTGATCCTCCGATCAGTGTAACAGTATTGCCTACAAATAAGTTTGCACCATATTTGCTGGGGTCAGCTGCTGCATTAGCAGCCATTGCGATTGTTTTGATCCTAGTGGTATTGACCTGCACCTGTGCATTAGTGCTGTCGCCGCCCACTAATGTCAGCATATCTGTGGCCTGATATCCAACTCCACGATTGGCTGCTGTAATAGTAACGATCTGCGCCGTGGCATTGCCAGTGGCTGTATTGCCCGCGATGTTGGGCGCGGCAAATGTCAAAGTAGGAATTGACGTAAAGGCATTACCATTGGCATTGAGTGTGATGTTACTTACCGCGGCGTAAATATTGGCA